ATGTCTAATGTGGGTAAACAATACATTGTAGGTTATGTAGATCAAATTAATAAAAAAGCTGTTAAATTTAATGATTTAAATGACAAACAAAAGAAAAAATACTCACAAAATTTTTTAGATCAAAAAATAGAACAAATAAAATCTTTTTATAAATCTGCTAAATACGATCCAGAAATGATTGAGGAAATAGTAGATGCATTACTTGTAGGTACAATGCCTTCAGATACTGATTTTACAGAAGGTGTTTTAGAAAAAGAATTATTTAAAATTAAAAAAGCAGACGGAGGATCTATTCAATTATCTCCAATGCCAAGAGTTGGTTTTAACGGTGGTGGTGCAGTTGGTGCTGACGATGACTTTGCAAAAGAATTAGAATATTTTTTATTGAACCCTGATGCTGAATTACCAAAAGCAGATAGTTACAGAGAAACTATGAACCCTGTTGCGTTATTAAACGACATGATCGATCCAAGAAACTACGCATACTATGCAGATAGGTTAGCAGAGACTGGTGTTAGAATTGGTGAATTTGGTGCAAGAGTATTACCTGCACTTGGTCAGTTGACCGCGGATCTTATAAGAAAACCTGCATTCAAAGTTACAGGCGGCACGGGTCAAGGTTATGTCCAAGACTACACAGATGTAATGCCATCGAATATTAAAGGTACAGGAATCTTTACGGAGTTCTTAAATAATTTAGTTGGAACAGGAGGTACAAAAGTTATTACAGAAAAAACAGGGTTAGCAGATTTAATTAGATCAGAAGAACAAAAACAAAAAGATAGAAGATCAACTATTGGTCCTAAAGTATTAGCAGATCAAGTAACTCTTGGTGCAGAACTTACAGCACCTATATTTCCTGGTTTAAAATTATTAAAAGCTTACGCTAAGAATAGAAAGCTACCGGTTAATGATACGACAAAAGAAGTTATGGATAAAGAAATTGATGAAGTATTAGCAACACAGAATTTAACACGAAGAGATTTTTTAAAAGCAACAGGTGCAGGAGGTGCAATTGTTCTTGCTAAAATGTTAGGCTTTGGAGATGAACTTGCAACAACAACTAAGGTTGCAGAAAAAGTTGCAAAAGACACAGTAGGTGGAACATATCCTCCTCCATACTTTTTTAAACTTGTGGAAAAAATTAGATTTATGGGAGATGATGTAACTAAAGGAGCTGCAACACAAGAGAGAGAAATTGTTACATCATATAAAGATTATATGATGACCGAAGATTTAGGAACAGGTAATATTGTAATTAGAAAAAGAAACGAAGGTGTGTTCTATGATCAAGATGGTATAGTATCAGATGAGTTCATGACTTATGTCCCTGGTAGAGCTGATGAAACTAATAAAGTAAAACCAGCAGATGAATATGATGAGTATACTGTAAGACCAGACAATGATGGTAAACTAACTGACTCTGAAGATGGTCTAGATAGCATAGAAGAAATTTTAGAAGAAGTAGGTGACCCTGATTCTTTAACGCTTAAAAAATGAAAAAACTAACTAAAACAATACCACCTAAAAGAGGGCCCAATCCACAGGGGTTGAATATTCCTTTAAAACAGGTTAAGGTAGAAGATACACAGGAGAAAACAAATGGCAGACATAGACAAGTCTTTACCAAACGTAAAGACATCAATAACGGTTGATCCACAAGAAGAAATAGAAATTGCAGAACAGAAGGAAATAGAAGCTTCTGAAGAACCTATTGAAATTAATCCACAAGAAGACGGTAGTGTAGAAATTGATTTTGACCCAAGTAAAGTAAACATAGAAGGTCAACAAGGACACTTTGATAATTTAGCAGAATTATTGCCAGATGATATTTTAGATCCAATTGGTTCTGAGTTAGTAGAAAACTATATGGATTATAAATCTTCAAGGAAAGATTGGGAACAAGCTTACACAACTGGTTTAGAATTACTTGGTTTTAAATATGAAAAAAGAACAGAACCTTTTCAAGGAGCTAGTGGTGCAACTCACCCAGTGCTTGCTGAAGCTGTTACACAATTTCAAGCCGGAGCTTACAAAGAATTATTACCTGCTGAAGGTCCTGTTAGAACTCAAATAGTGGGTAGTCCTGATCAAGAAAAAGAAGCCCAAGCTCAACGTGTTAAAGAATACATGAACTACGAGTTGATGGAAAAAATGCAAGAGTATGAACCAGAGTTTGATCAAATGTTATTTCATTTACCATTAGCTGGATCTACATTTAAAAAAATTTATTATGATGATTTATTAGGAAGAGCCGTTTCAAAATTTGTACCTGCTGATGATTTAGTCGTTCCGTACACAGCTACTTCATTAGAAGATGCAGAAGCAATAATTCAAACAATTAAAATATCAGAAAATGATTTACGTAAACAACAAGTTGCTGGTTTTTATAGTGATATAGAATTATCAAAACCACAAAGTGTAACGAAAGATGAAGTTGAGTTAAAAGAACGTGAATTAGAAGGAACTAAAAAAACAGGAAAACAAGAAAATGTTTACACTCTTTTAGAATGTCATGTTGATTTAGATCTAGAAGGATTTGAAGATAAAGATCAAGAATTAAATGATACAGGAATTAAATTGCCTTACATTGTAACTATTGATGAATCTTCTAGACAAATTTTATCTATAAGAAGAAATTTTGAACCAGATGATCCTAAAAAATTAAAAATACAATATTTTGTGCATTTTAAATTTTTACCAGGTTTAGGTTTTTATGGTTTCGGTTTAATCCACATGATAGGTGGACTGTCTAGAACAGCAACCGCAGCTTTGAGACAGTTGTTAGATGCAGGAACGCTTTCTAATCTGCCGGCTGGATTTAAACAAAGAGGAATAAGAGT